AGGAACCAATTGGTTTATCTACGATACCGATTGTTTCTGGTGTTACATAAGTAACATTATTTTGTATAGATATTGAACCACCTGTGATATTAATATCATAAGTTCTGTCATCTAAACCACCAGAAGCTTGACCACCACCTTGAGCATCTGTGTCAAGGTATAGTGATGATAATTTGTTTCTTAAGTAATCCGCGTCCTGAGGACCAACGTTATCAGCGAAGTTATAACCTTCTGCATAAGTGTCTGTAGTACCACTTGTGTGAGTAGTACTTGCACCATCAGCGTCATAAGCTTCGATTTGATACTTAGAAGGATCTTCGATTGCTGTTGTTACTTGGTCAATAGTTGTTGCATTACCTGACCATGAAATTTGCGCTATTCCGTCAATAGAGAAGTCAATCTCAGCACTGTTGACTTGACAGTCATTCAGTCTATAAGTTGTATTTTCTAGTGCGAAATATATACTAAGTTTCAAAAGTTCGTGCTTGTCTGATTCTAAGAAATCGACTAGCGCTCCGTTCGCTGTACCAGTACTGGTAGCGATTGCAGAGCCTGAAGCGTCGGATATTGCTGTTCCTGCTAGAGCACACCATAAGATGTTCTCTACCATGTCATAAGTTCCGTCCGCTCTCCAACTCGCTGCACCATGAATAAATGGTCGTACATAAGTACCGAATGACCATTCTGCTGGTGGTAAAGAGTCATTAAATCTTTTTGAACCTCTATTCGGTGCAGAACCTGCTTCATTGATGGTTACATCAGTAGATTCACTTCCTTGTGAGAAGCTGTATCCGTCTAATACACCAATTCTGAAAGTATTACAGTCAGTTTCGTTTCCTTTGAAACGCCCTGTTCCTGCTCTAGCACCTTCGGCTGTTGTTGTTCCTGATACAGAAAGTACACGCAGTACTAAACCTGTTGCAGAACTATTATTAGTTCCTGCAAAGTTTTCAACTGCGGATTCTGTTAAAGTACCATTAGTATTATTTGACGCGTAAGTAACATGACCAGAACCCCTAAAGTTATTAGGAATTGCGACTGTTTCGACAGCACCTGAACCTGATATAGATAATACTATACACTTGGCTCCAGCACCTGACCCGCCACCTGCAGTTAATGTAACGATATCTCCTACAGCATATCCAGAACCTTTAGTCTGTACATACGCAGTAAGTAATCCGCCACCCGCAGTAGGAACTCCGTTAGCTGAACTAACGAATACTTTGGTATTTCTTGATAGATTTAAAGCCATTGCTTTTCTCCTATTTTATCGTCTTTGAAAGTACTTAGCTAGATATTTACCTGCTTTGTAATTTCGATTAGTACCTACACTCTATTACCATTTCTCCGATTCCGAGAGGAGCTAATACTCCTTCGTCAGTAGATAATGATACTAAAGTTAAGGAAGTTGTTTTTAAATTCGGGCTTACAGTATCATCGTAAGTCAGAATATCATTTTCATCTATAACTCTTTCAATGTCTTCCATTAAAATAGCTAAAGTTTCTTGTGAATCTTCTTGATTTGAAATGTAAACTCTTACCTCCAAAGTCAAAAATCTCCATTTAAATTCACCAGGTTGGTATTCCCTAGTTTCATCTCCAGCGACTACGCAAATTTTTGGGTATTCCTGGATTTGATCTAAAAATATCATGTGTCCATGAACATTATTAAATGTGTTAGAATTATAGGGGTGTATCCCATTAATTCCTTTAAGTTTTTTAACTAGTGCATCTACTATCTTTTTTCTTGCTGTTCTGTATGTTGATGCCACTATTCTCTCCTAATTGTTAGTTTATCTTCCATTAAACCTAATGCTAATCCTCTTATACTTTTGGCAATTAAAGGTTTAGGATTGTACCCTGTGGGCCACCTTTTACTGCCTGTGTTCTCAAATGTTTCATACGGGTTTAATCGATATGTGTATTTTACCATCAATGTTTGTGCTGCTGGTGTAATACTTGTTATTTCTGCAGAGTTTGAAAATCTTCCTGTTCTATTTGTTAGAGAAGGTTTTCCCATATTTCTTCTAATCTCTGCGGGTAATCGAGCGTTTATTGCTCTCTTAACCTTTAATAAATTTCTTATTTTTAAAGCAAAATCCTCTTTTTTAGGATTGTCTTTTCTTTGTCCTTTTGTGATAGTTGCAACCATTGCACTATCTACTCCACCACCTTTAATTGTTTGTCTGCTTCCTTTTATTTTTGTTTCTGTGTCAGCGTCTTTTCTTTTAGTTGCATTTTTTACAGGTGTTTTATATTTAGTTAAATTTTTCCCTTTTTTTGCTCTATAAGCTGCCATCTTAACAGGAGTGCAAACAATAGCTTCTCCTACTTGATCTATAAAAGGCGTTGAACCTTCTTTATTTACATATTTGGCTCCTTCAGAGAGTGCTGATTTTGAAGCTTTAATAGCATCAATAATATACTTTTTAACATTCTCCCCTTCTTTCTTATCTTCAGCTTGTTTGGCCCTGTTAGTAGTATCTGATTCTAAACTTAGGTTAATTTTGGTAGTACTTCTCATAGTACGACCAGAACCTTGTATTTGTAGTACTTCTTCTGCTTTTAAACCAACCGTAGCAAATCCATCTCTTGCTTTTTGAATAACATCTCTATCGTTAGGGTTTGGAAAATCTTCTGCTAATAAATTCTCTAGCATACCTGCAGCTACGCCGCCTCTTCCTTTTTCTGTTACTGAGTAGTCATGTCCTACATCTCCTACTGCTCTAACATGTCCCTTTTTAGTTCTTGTTCTGCCTCTAAAAAGATGGTGATACTTTGATTTTATCAAAGGTTGTACAATTTTTTGGTTCTCTCTTTGAAATAACATATAGTTATCTCGCATTGATTGAGTACCCTTTTTACTTGTTTTTACTTTTTCAGCTATTACAAAAACTATTTTGGTTGCAGTTGAAGACGTTAAAGTCATATCTTCATGTTGTTGAATTTTCTTTTTCCAACCATTAACAACATCTTTCCCAAGATTTGCATACCCTTCCATAACTTTTCCGCTAGGCTCTTTGCCCATTCTTTTTTTATACTGATCTCTTAGATCGCTTTTAAAAGTTGTTGAGTCTACTGTTACTTGAGATTCAGCACGGTTTAAGATTCTTCTTAAGCCTCTTATAACTCGCCTGTCTCCTTTAGAGTCACCATCTCCAATAGTTAGTTTATGAATATTATCTAATTCTTTTTGTAAATCTTTTGTTGCCATTAAGTATAAACTTTGTACATATCTAGTACTCGTTTAATATGGTCTGGAAATCCAGGATTTCCTACTTGACTACTAGAGCCTGGGTTTTCTACTGTTGCTCCTGCAATCGTCATTCTTTCCCTACTTTCATCTTTTAAGTAGTATTTAACTAAATCAAATACTGCAAGTTTTAAATCTTCGGGTGTAGTGCTATACCCTGCGGTATAAATCACTTTTACTGCTTTCCTACCTTTAGGAAAGGATACGTCAATACTATCATTAGTACGAACGATACTATCAGTTAAAGTATCTACTATATACTCATATTTACCACTACTATCGGAATTTTCCTTAATGAGGGTTATATAAGAGTCTGCTTGTGATTCTCTTTCTGATACTGAAGTAACCGTATTAATCGGCCCTTCATCTAGCATTACTTTTGTAGTATTATTATCGTGTATATCAAAGTACTCTGTCTTAGCACTTGAATAATGATCGATAAAATCAGTACCACAATAGTTTTTAACTAGTTGGCTTACAGAGTCAATAATCACATTAATACGAGCGTCCTGTTGTACGCCAGTCAAACCTATAAAGTCTTTGTATTGTTGTAATGTTACTAAATCTGCCATAATTATTTTAAAAAAATATTGAAGGGAGCTCGAGAACTCCCTCCAAATATTCGCATTAGCTATTAACTAGCTTTGTACTGTAAAGCGTGAACTGAAGTTGCACCATCAATCATGTCAGTAAACCCTAGTCTTTGAGAAGCAACAAGTACTCGTCTCTGATTAGCTACTTCGTAGTCAGATTCGATTGTTACACCTCTTAATCTAGGCATTACATAGTTTTTAGTGTAAACTGCACAAGCATAGAACTTACTTACTGCTG